ATTCTGGAACAAGCAAGACAATTACTTCTGGTTCAGATACGCTCAGCATTTTGGGTGGAACTGGTTTAACATCAGTAACATCCAATACAGATACTATTACAATTAATCTCGACAATACAGCAGTAACTGGCGGTTCATACGGCAATGCAAACACCGCAGCTAGCTTTACGGTTGATGCACAAGGCCGCTTAACTGCAGCATCACAAAATGCAATTAGCATTCTTGCTAGCCAAGTTTCAGACTTTACCGCCAACACAAGAGCTCAGATAAGCGTTGCGGGAGACCTTGCCTATAATTCTTCAACTGGTGTTATTAGCTTTACAAATGACGCTGGAGATATCGAATCAGTAACAGCTGGAACTGGCCTTACTGGCGGCGGCACTTCTGGAGCAGTCACTTTAACCCTCGCTAACACAGCTGTTACAGCTGGATCGTATGGCAATGCAAACACAGTTGCAACATTCACCGTCGATGCACAAGGCCGTCTGACCGCAGCTGGTAATACGTCCATATCAATCCTTGCTTCGCAAATTAGTGATCTTTCCTCTAACGCTGTAACTTCTTTAACTGGCACAGCAAATGAAGTTGAAGTTTCATCTTCAGCTGGTGCAATCACAATTGGTCTTCCATCAAATGTTACAATTGGTCAAAACCTTGTTGTTACTGGTAACTTGACAGTTAGTGGTAACGTAACAACTGTCAACACAGAACAGTTAGATGTTGAAGATAATATTGTCACATTAAATTCTGGCGTTACTGGTACCCCAACATTAAATGCCGGATTAGAAATCAACAGAGGAACATCAGCAGATGTTGCTATTATTTGGAATGAGTCAACAGATAAATGGACATTCACAAATGATGGAACTAACTACGCTAACTTTGGAGATGTAACTGCAGCTGCCCTTATAGCAGCAGCTGGTGGCGATGGAACCGCAGGACAAGCTCTTACGACTAATGGTTCTGGAGTATTGGACTTCACAACAATTGTTGGAACAACAGAAGCTTCAATTATTTCAGCAGTGGGCGCTGACGGAGCCAATGGTGCAGTATTAATGACCAATGGTGCGGGAGACCTTTCGTTCACTACCCTAACAGCAGCAAAGATCTCAGATTTCACTGCTAACACAAGAGCAGCAATTTCTGTATCCGGTGACCTTGCTTACAACTCCAGCACTGGTGTTATAAGCTTTACGAATGACGCCGGTGACATTGAGTCAGTAACTGCTGGAACGGGCTTGACTGGTGGTGGGACTTCTGGTGCAGTCACTCTTAACCTAGCTTCAACAGCGGTTACGGCCGGATCATATGGAAATGCCAACACGGTTCCAAACTATACTGTAGATGCGCAAGGGCGTTTAACGGCAGCTGCAAATACTGCAATTAGCATTCTTGCTAGTCAGGTTTCAGATTTTCAAGCAAATGTTAGAGCACAAGTTAGTGGTTCTGGTAACTTAGCCTATAACTCAAGCACTGGTGTTTTTAGCCTCACTAATGATGGAGCAGACATTACAGCAATCACAGCAGGAACTGGCCTTGCTGGTGGTGGCACTTCTGGAAGCGTGACACTAGATCTTGCCAACACCGCAGTAACAGCTGGATCATACGGTGCAGCAGGAACTGTTCCTACTTTTACCGTAGATGCGCAAGGAAGATTGACAGCAGCTGCTAACTCAACAATTTCAATCACCTCATCACAGATCAGTGATCTTTCTTCAAATGCTGTAACCTCCTTGACTGGCACCGCAAATGAGATTGCAGTCAGTTCTTCAGCTGGAGCAGTTACATTAAGCCTTCCAGCCAATGTCACAATCTCTAATAACCTTACAGTTACTGGTAACTTCACAGTCAATGGGAATGTCACAACTCTTAATACTGAAACCTTAGCTGTTGAAGACAACATTATTGTTCTTAATAATAATGTTACAGGATCACCAGCCCTCAATGCTGGCATAGAAGTCGAGCGCGGCACTTCGAATAATGTTCAACTGCGTTGGGACGAGTCAACAGATAAGTGGCAGTTTACAAATGATGGAACTACGTATGTCAACATTGCTAGCAATTCAGATATTGCAAACGTAGCAACTTCATTTACAGTTGCTGGTGATTCTGGGTCAAGTCAAACGATTAGTTCGGGCACCGACACTCTAACAATTTCTGGTGGCACTGGTTTGAGCTCTGTTGCAGGGGCAACTGACACGATTACCTTGAATCTTGATAACACTACAGTAACAGCTGGTAGCTACGGTAGCTCGTCTTCCGTAGGAACATTCACCGTAGACGCTCAGGGACGTTTAACGGCAGCTGGTAACTCGGCTATATCGATCACTGCCAGCCAGGTCTCAGACTTCGCTGAGGCAGCTCAGGATGCCGTAGAAGGCGCGATAACGGCAGGTACGGGCGTAACCAAGGCTTACAATGACAACGCCAATACAATCAGCCTTTCAATTGGCCAGGACGTTGCCACTAACGCAGCAGTTACCTTTGGTAGCGTAGCAACTGGGGTAATAACACTTGATTCTGGAACTGGTGAACTCAACACTTCAACTCAGCTTGTCACTGTAAACACGGTCACAACAGTTGATAGCTTTGATAAGGCAACTTACAGAACAGCTAAGTATCTTGTTCAGGTAACTCAGGGGTCAAAGTATACGACCTCAGAAGTATTGCTCGTTCATGACGGCACGACTTCGTATATGTCAGAATATGCAGTAATCGAGCTTGGCGGAACAGTTATACCTTTAACCGTGTCAACTTCGATTTCTGGATCAAATGTGTTGCTAAGAGTAACAATTACGGACGCAGCATCAACAAATGCTACGGTCAAAGTTGCAAGAACACTTATAGCAGTGTGATATAATAATATAAGTTTTACAATTTAATAATTAAAATTAAATTCTAAACTAGAGGGACAGTGAACTTTAGTGGCAGACAGAGATTTTGTAATCAAGAATGGCTTAGTTGTTGGCGACACCGCCACGATCAATGGCGTACAAATTGATCCATCTGGAGCAAGTTCTAATCAAGTATTAAAATTTGATGGAACTAAATTTACCCCAGCATCCGAGGGCGATATTAGTGGAACAGTTTATTCCGCATCTATTGGTGACGGAACAAATTCCTCGTATACAATTACCCATGGATTTGGGACAAGAAATGTTGTAGTAGTAATTAGAAATGCAGCGTCCCCCTATGAAGTAATTAATGCAAGATGGGAAGCTACTACAACAAATTCAATTACTGTTGACTTTAGTTCACCTTTATCTTCTGATTCAGTTATTGTATCTGTATATTCTACTGTAACTGGAATATCAACAGGATCTTCCTATTATCAAACCATAGGAAATGGGACAGATTCTAGCTTCACTCTTACGCACAATTTTAATACAAGAGACGTTGTTGTTACCGCAAGAAATGCAGTAAGCCCTTATGAGGCTATAAATGTTCGCTGGGAAGCTGAAACAGCTAATACTGTAATAGTAGATTTTTCATCACCTCCTTCTTCTAGCTCTGTAAGAATTGGCGTTTATGCAACTGTTAGTGGAACCGCACCAGTAGCAATTGATGATCTTGGCGATGTAACAATCACCAGCGCAACAAATGGCAACTTCTTAAAATATAATGGCTCAGCTTGGGTAAATGACTCAATTGATCTTGGCACTGATACAATTGGAAATTATATATCTAATATATCTGCTGGAACAGGCATTGCTGTTTCACATACTCCAGGAGAGGGCTCCACAGCTACTATCTCGATTGAGTCAACAGCATGGACATCTTACACTCCGACCATGACTGCTGATGGTGGAGGATTTGCACTGAACAACGGAACGCTTACTGGTCGCTACAAGCAGGTAGGTAAAACAGTATTCTTTTCATTAAAGTTTGTTTTTGGCTCAACAACAAGCCCAGGTACTGGTCACTGGAACTTCAGTTTGCCAATAACTGCTTATGACTCCAATTTTACATTTTCGGCTGCAATCCTTGATAACGGCAATGCATGGTATGGGGGAATTGGTAATGGCAATTACACTGGCTCAACATCGACCTTTGCTGTAATCATTCCTGGCACCAATGCTTCAGTTACAACATGGGCAACTGTTGGAAATGGTGGACCATTTATTTGGACTACTAGTGACAACATCACGATTACAGGAAGCTACGAAGCAGCATGATAATTATCATAAACTTGACAAAATAGATTATGTAAGCTAACATCTGTACATGCCTGTAGAAGAACAACAAATCAACATAACAATACCTAAAGAAAAGCTCCAAGAATGGAACGTATTCTTCGCCCTTCCATGTTATGACTCACATGTAACTGAACCTTTTATGATGAGTTTTTTGCAAGCTTGTCTCTATTTTAAAGAAATAGGTTTAAAGTACTCAGTCTGCACAATATCTGACTCCTTGATCAACCGCGCAAGAAATAACCTTGTCGCCAAGTTTATGGGCAGTCCAGATTTTACTCACATGGTATTTATAGATGTTGATCTTCAATTCGACAAAGAAGCTATATTAAAACTTTTGTGGCACGACAAAGATGTCATGACTGCCTCTTATCCAATCAAGGAAATTAATTGGGACAAAGTAAAAGAAGGCGCACAAGCTGATTTGCCAGCTCAAGACCTTATGGAATACGCTAGCAGATACGTAGTGCATATGACAAAGCCTGGTGAGAACCAACTAAATATTGATAACGGAGCAATTGAATGCTACGAAGCTGGGACTGGCTTTATGCTCATTAAGCGTCAAGTGTTTGATAAAATGTTTAAAAAATACAAAAAGCTCAAGTACAAAGACGATACAGGCGCTTTAATTGGTGTAGAAGCAGAAAATGCTTACGCGTTGTTTAACTCTTATGTAGATGACGATGGCAGATTCTTGTCTGAAGACTATGGGTTCTGTCGTTACTGGCAGAAAATGGGTGGCAAAATTTGGGTAGATCCAACCATAAATCTAACCCATTTTGGCAGAGTTAAGTATGTGGGGAAAATGCTTGATTTTTTAAAGAGAATAACACAATAAGTTTTTAGTTTTTCTATTACTATATTCCTAGTTGATTTTAATAAATTTACATTAGGAGTAACATGGCCCGCTTAAGAATTGAAACTGCACCTGAGATAACCGTATACGACGAATCTTTTGTGATTAAAGCAGCTGCTGGAGCGAGTGCTCCGTTGGCAGAGTTTAAAAACTCATCTGGTACAGTTGTCGGCAATATAGCTGCAGACGGCACATTGAATGTTACTTCTGTCGTAAGTTCAAATGCTGGAACAACTTCAACATCACTTGCAACAAGAGGTTATGTTGACACTGTTGCTAGCGGAATGAATTGGCATTCAGCAGCAGACTTTGCAACGGCAGCAGCACTGCCAGCTTGCACATATGCAAACGGAACACTTGGAGTTGGCGCAACCTTAACTGGCAATTCAAATGGCAGACTTACAGTTGATGGCAGCGCTCAAACTACTGGCAAATCAATTTTAGTTAAGAATCAAGCAGACGCTAAACAAAATGGCATCTATTACATTACCGCTCAAGGCGTTGATGGTTCTGCCCCATTTATTCTTACACGTCGCTCAGATAGTGATAATAGCATCGCAGGTCAAGTTAAGGCAGGGGACGCAGTATTCGTAGTTGGTGGAACAAATAATGGTGGTCAAGCCTTTACTCTTACAACAACTGGAACTGGTACTGGCGGAGCAATAGTATTTGGTACCGACTCCTTAGCTTTTACGCAGTTCACTGGAACTGCAACATTTACAGCTGGAGCAGGATTGTTAGCTACTGGCAATGTTGTAGACGTTGTAACTGCTTCTGTAAATAGAATAGTGGTCAATGCTGATAATATTGACTTAGCTACAGTCACGCAAACAAATACTTCTGGCTCGAACACTACTTCATTTATTAGCGCTCAAACGATTGATTCTTACGGAAGAGTAACTGGAACACAAACATCTTCAGTATCTTTTACTGGATATGCAACCTTAGCTGACCCAGCTTTTACTGGCGCACCAACTGCACCAACAGCAGCAGTTGACACTAACAACACCCAAATAGCTACAACTGCATTTGTCGTTGCCCAAATAGCCGATGACGCCATTGTTAAAACAGCAGCAAACGCTAAGGGCGATATCTTTACTGCTACAGATGATAATACACCAGCAATCTTAAGCGTTGGAACTAACGGACAAAGGCTTGCAGCAAATTCGTCAGCTGCAACCGGTCTTTCCTGGGTAGCTCATGACTTAGACAGTCTTAGTGACGTAGTAATATCTACACCTGCAAACAATCAATTCTTAAAATACAATGGTTCAGCTTGGGTAAATGCAACCACTGCAGAAATCCAAAATCTTACCGATCTTGCAGATGTTACCATAACTTCTGCTGCCACAAACCAAGTTCTGCTTTATAACGGCTCAGCTTGGGTCAACACCTCTAACCCAACAGTTGCTGGAAACCTAACCGTTTCTGGCAACCTAACAGTTTCTGGAACTACAACGAGTGTGAATACAGAAACGCTTACGATTGATGATAATATCATTATATTAAACAATAACGAAGCTGGCACCCCATCACAAAATGCTGGAATTGAAGTTGAGCGTGGAACATCTGCAAATGTTCTTTTCCGCTGGAATGAAACAACAGACTGTTGGGAATTTACAAATGACGGCACAAACTATCAAAGAGTTATCACAGACACTGTAACAAATGCTCAAACAGCAGCATATACTTTGGTATTAGCAGACAGTGGTAAAATGATAGAAATGAGCGTCGGTTCAGGTAACGCACTCACAGTTCCAACTAACTCAAACGTAGCCTTCCCAGTGGGCACAACACTGACAGTTCTCCAAACAGGATCTGGACAGACCACTATTACTCCACAGGCTGGAGTAACGATTAACGCAACCCCAGGTCTTAAGTTGCGTACTCAATGGTCATCTGCTACACTTATAAAGAGAGCAACTGATACATGGGTTGCCTTAGGAGATTTGGCGGCATAATATGGCAATGGATGATGGAAAAAAGCAAAATAGAAAAGCAGCAAAACCAACAGTAGCAGCACGGAACAGCTGACTCAACAGCCAATACAACAATCACCAACGCAGGCTTTACCGTTGGAACACCGATAGATACTGCTACTCAAAATGCTGCTATTTTAAATCAAGTTAAAACTGCATTAACAGACACAACTGTTACTCCTTTGGGTACAGCAATTTCTTATGAAAGACACGCACCGTTTTTTCCACCATATTTTCCTCCTTATTTCCCACCTTATTTCCCACCTTATTTCCCACCATGGTTCCCACCGTTCTTTCCGCCGTTCTTCCCACCGTTCTTCCCACCGTTTTTCCCACCCTTTTTCCCACCTTTCTTTCCGCCAGCGTTTAAGTCTGATGTAAGAGATAAGATGGAAATTGAAGATCTTGAATTTGGACTTAACGTAGTTGAAGAATTACGCCCTGTTGCTTTTGAATGGAACGAAAGAGACGGAGATAATCAGGGCAAGAAAGATATTGGATTCATAGCTCAAGAGTTAGCCAAAGTAGAAGATATGTTCAACGCACATCAGGTATTTGGTTTAACTGATCGTAGAGATGAAGAAACAATATACGCTGCATATCATAGACTGATTCCAGTAATGGTTAAAGCCATTCAAGAATTGTCATCTGAAATTAAGGAATTAAAGAAAAATCAAAATAAATAAAGGCTGTTAAAAATGTTTGAAAATCCATTTGTAACAACTAATATTATTCCAATAGCTTATTTCCTTATTACATGTGTATTAGTTAATTCAATATATTCAAACCAAAAAATTCTATCTATATTTAGAATTGATGGTCAAATTCACCCAAAAGAACCATTTAGCTGCTCTAACTTAATTAAGTCGCTAAGTTGCTTTGTAACCTTCATTACACTAGCTTATTATTATTTGACTGATATAATAGATGGTTATTATCCCAACACTGCGATAAGATCAATAGCTATGGCTTATATGGCTGTAGATCTTATGTGTCTTATAAAGGTCAAAAAATATTTAACTAAATCAGTTATACAGCATCATTATTCAATAATATTTTTAGTTCTTGTTGCAATGTGTGTAGATTTTAACGCCAGTAATATAGGTCAGTTAGGCCTATTCTTTCTCTTTATAGTTACTGCTACTTTCCCAGTTAATCTATATTTTGCGCTTAAACCATATTATAATGTTGATTGGCTAATTGGGATAGCTAAGTACGATTACCTATTCACGATGCTTGGCTATTTAGTGTATCTTGTATTTAATTGGCAATACAGTGTTTGGGGAATTTTATACCTATTGGCAATAACGCCTTTGTTTATTGCAGATGCAAGACAGTTAAAGCATCTTTTTCAGGAAAAACCAGGAAAAGTTTTACTTTAGCAAATCTGTAATAGTATAAAAAGATGGAGTAGTAAATCTTTCTCCACTTATTACCTTCTTAACTCCATGAAGATAACTCACATCACCAGGATGTGCTACAGCCAAACCAGGCTTAGGTTTTACCTCTAAGTCATGCTGTGGATAATAGAGCTCGCCACCCTCAAAATCATCATTGTAATAAATCAAAGAATTAAGATCATATGTTGGAAACGGATTTGGTGAACCATCGTTCAATTGCTTATCAGCATGCGGCTGCTGCTCTAGCCCCGGAAACCATCTAATTATAACTGGTGGTCTAGCAGATACCTGGACTTTAAATGTATCTTCTAAAAGATACTTCATTTTCAATATGTATTTGTCTACCAAGTTGTAAACGTCTAAATTAATTCTACTAAGGATGTCATGACTACACTGCCTATTAGACCAATAGGAGGCGTCGTAAGTGCAAGTACCATCCTCTGCATACGTATTTTCTCCAGCATCCATCCATTCATTAATCTTTGGTAAAAAATCTTGTATGACTTTTAAATCTTTTAAATCTACAAAATTTTCTACAATAATGATATTATCTTTAGATGAGCCAAAATGACCTGGTTCCACTAAAGACTTGTCTTCTGATTGAAAATCCATGTGCACTCCTTAGCTTTGTTTTGTGATATAGTATATCACTAACAAAACAGTCGATCTATAAAAGGAAAGAAAATGGAATTTTTTCACGTAGGAGCATGCGCAAATCCAGAGGATAATAGGAAGTTTGGAATCTTCTTGTATAGAAATGCTATTCCAAGAGAACTAAATATCCCAGAAAGACTAGAAGCCACTATTGGTAAAAGCACACACGACTTGTTTAAGTGGTCTGATGCAATGGTTGGATACAGCGAAAAGATGCCAGAATATAGAGACTGTGTGGATCTAAAAATGAGTCCGGCACATTGGCCGATGTTAACACCAGAGTTTGAAGAAGTAAAAAAGTGTTACGAAGATGTTGAAGTGCATCTTAAAAAGTGTTTGACGCACTATGAGTCTCTTTATAATTTTAAAATGGATTATATGGAAGCTATTAACTTTGTTAGATATAATCCGGGTCAGCATTTTGCTGTTCATGCCGATCATGGATTTTCTTATAGCTGCACGGTGTCTTCAGTCATTTATTTAAATGATGATTATGAGGGTGGAGAGTTGTGGTTCCCTTACTTAAATATCAACTTTAAACCACAGGCAGGAGATATTATTATGTTTCCGTCTACCTTTATTTACGCACACGCTTCACTCAAGGTAACAAGCGGAACAAAATATTCAGCTGTAACGATGTTTGACTACAATGATAATAACCATAAATACGGAAGCGGATACACGGCAAGTGGTCCTGTAACTGATCAGACTGCAGGAATATCAAAAGGCTCAAATCAGCCAATATCCTACCCAATGCCAGGAAAATCACAATGATAGAAAGAAACGAACTTCCGACTCTGCAAACATTTGAGGAATCACTGTATGACGTGTCTATAAACTCTATTGATGGAGAAAAAGACATACTTTCTAAATATAAAGGCAAAGTTACAATGATCACAAACGTAACTGGAGAGTGCGCTAACTCAGCACAGTATCCGATTATTGAGTCCTTATACAATGAATACAAGGACCAAGGATTTGAAGTGTTGGCAATACCAAGTACAGATTTTTGTGAATTTGCGTATGGAGAATTTGCAGACACAAGTGCAACAGCAGAAAATATGAGAGCACACATGCAAAATCATTATAAAACAAACCTACCATATACCGAAATGGTTACTATTAAGCAGGACGAAGAAGTCGGTTCTACTCCCCATAGACTGTATGACATTTTACAATATGGTGGGTTTCCAGCAAACGGTGGACCAGTCCAGGGTAACTTTGAAAAATTTATTATTTCTAGAGATGGCAAAAAGATGTACAGATTCTGCAATTCAGATCTTTTAGATTTAGCATTTGACGCTGGAAATAGAAAAACTAATTCTAATCAAGCCTTGATCAATGTTAAGGCAGCAATCGAAGTAATGTTAGAAGGACTAGTCTAGGCATGACAAAAGTTACATTGACTAGAACGCACCAAAACCCCCCAGTGATAGTTCAGTCGAGACTAAAAAGAGACTGGATGGACAACACCTATAAGAAGCACGCCTACCAATGTCTTCCGGTTACTACGGCTAACGTTCATGGATGGGAGCTCATACTGCCTCAAGATGTTGTAGTCCAATGGGATGGTGGAAATACCAATGTGAAAATCCTTAGCGGTGAGTATTACAAGGACAGACCTCTTGCTTATGGCGGAATTATTGGAATGGTTTCATTCTCAGTTGGCTGGGCATTTGGCACTGAAGATGGTTATGATACATGGATTGGCGGGTCTCCAAATTACTTTGTTGACGGAGCATCTCCACTGTCTGCAGTAATACCATCTAGTTGGTGGCCAGATGAATTCCAAATGAATTGGGCAATCAATAAAATAGGTGAACCAATAACTTTTGCCGAGGGGACACCTTTTATGTTTTTTAATATTTTTAAAAGTGACTTACTTGAATCAGTAGAATTTGAAGTAGATAATCTTTGGGACAAACCAGATCTTATGAATGCCCGCGCAGCTTACGGAGCTGCAAAAGCTGAGAAGAACAGAAATGAACCTTGGACTTGGATGAAGGGCATCAAAACTGGTTTAGATGAAAAAGGTCAAAAAATTGGTCCAGCAAATTGTGGTTTATTAAAGTTAAATACTCCAGCGCTATAGTTACTATATTCGTATAACATTTTAATAAAGCGAGGAAAAATGGCATTTTCATCAGTATCGAATGAAGACAAATTAATAGCTTTGAACGCAGCTAAGCTTGAATTTGAAAGAGACCTATATAAGAATCTCATTAAGTTAGGCATCAACGCAGAGACTTACAATTTAGATAATTTTGAATTTGACGAGTCTTCTTCTACGGAAGAAACAGATCCAGACTATAATTACAAGAAGCATGTACATAGTTTGATCACGCGCCTTAACGCAGTAAACGCTAAAATACTAGAACTTTCATAATAGGAGTAAAAAATGACTCTGAGCACAGCAGAAAAAAATGCAATTAAAGCAAAGGTTATTTCGGACCTTGAAAAGTCAATTTATACCCTCAGTCTAATGTGCATTATTGATCCAGAAGAAGCTCTAGAAGTAAATTCTTTTGAAGAACTAGTTGCATTATCTTCAATAATTCCTCCATTGGGTGAACCAACAGAATTAACTTTTAGATCTTTACTAAATCAAATACAAGCTTTAAAATCACTTAACTAAGATATTATGAGAAAATTACAAGCGCATTCAATAGATTCTGAGGATATAGATAACGAAGTCCCAATATACTCTACGGTAACAGGATCTTATGGGTACTCCAATGGAACAAAAGTATCCTGCAATTCATTTTCTCCAGATAAGTTTTTTAAAGATATATCACTAAAAGGTATTTATACCGATGAAGAGGATCTAGTATGAGTTATAACGCAGAAATCGATTTGCAGTATATAGAAGCTAAATTAGCTTATTATATATATATGGTTGGCCTAAATCCAGATGACTTAGAGAGTCTAACTATTGACGAAATAATTGAAAAAGCAAGACTGCTTGCATTAATTACTAACGCAAATGTTCCACATAGGTCTTATGTTAAAGATAGATATGCAGATGAAAACGATCAATACCTATACAGAGATGAACCAGCTGTAGCTTTTTTAAGAAATCAAAGAATATCTTTAGTCGTAAATATAAGAAGATTTTGGTATTTGCGTCAATTAGCGTTAGGAGCGATTAGCCGTGGATAATGCAAATATTTATTTTTCCAGAATAGCTAACCTAGTAAAATACGAAAACGTAGAAGGACCTCAAGAAATGGTCGATAGGGTGGCTAGCATTAAAACTTATCTAGACAGCCTAAACATAGATAAAAGAAGGATCGCTGTTGGGTTTGATATACTCATGTGGTATTTTGACATTTTTAGCAGCGAAACAAGTGAGTGGAATAATAATTTTGGAACCACGTACGGAGGCGCTCCTGCGGAGCAGGCTTTTCTTTTCTCAAAGCCAGCTAAATCACTTCTTTCATATCCAGCATGGAATACTGGATTGGCAAAATTAATGAACGAAAAATCAGAACTTACTCTAATAAACTCTCATCAACTTGATTTGTTTGAACAGTTCTGCAAAAAAGAATCTGAAACTTGGAATTATGATACCATTTCTAGACAGGACGCAGAACAAGGTGACGGTGGGCCTTTTGATTTTATAGCCATAAATTCATACGATATTTTCCACGATCCAGAACTAGTTAAGAGCTACTTCAACATGCTTAGCACTGGTGGAGTATTAGTTATTGGACATATAAATGAAAACAATTCACTTTATGAAGCTGAAATGGAATATACCTCAGGCTACGCGGTACACGCTGCACTGAAGAGCTTTGAAAATGCCAGAGTGTATCATGACTATACTGTAATGGGAACAACATTTGCCATAAAAATGTAGTACAATATCTTTTATGATTGTAATAGATGATTTTATTAAAGATAGTAATTTATTACTAGAGATAGAATCAGATCAAAACTTTTTCCCAGAATCAATAGGTGCAGGTGGTTATACTGGAAAATTTATGTTCTGGGATGGTTGGTGGAAAAGCCCAGCAAATACAACCAGAAAAAAAATTGTTCAAAAAATATGGGAAAACAATTTACCACTAAACCATGACGATATATGTGGTTTTGAATACTGGACTAGAACCTATAATATAGGCGAGTATATAGGAATTCATTTTGATGAGGATGGATTTTTGTATAGAGATAAAAAAATTTTTAAAGGCACAACAATTGGCTGTGTTTATTATCCCCACACTAATATAAACGTTGTTGGAGGATTCCTGGAGATACATCCTTCAGTAATAAAGGATGAAACGCCAGATGCACTAGAAAACGATAATATTAATGCACTTGTTGCCCCAATTGAAGAAAGAGAAAGAATAGCCTGTAAGCCAAATAGATTAGTTATTTTTGATGGAGGGCACACAGTACACAATACAACTCCAATCATTAGCGGTTCTAAGACAATTTTGGGTATAAATGTTTGGCATAAAGACAACCCACCACACGCTCTTTCAATGGGTAAGTTTTATTTTGAATGATGTTAAAAAATATTTTTGATCTAAAAACCTTAGATACTGTAGCTGATCAAGATTGATTAGGGCTATCTAGATAAATTTTATGATATACTTATAATATGAGCGACATTAAAATTGAATCAAATATAGTTGGAGATTGGGACGTATCAGCGTTGACTCCATTTGGCGTGACAAAAAGCACGGTTACAATCTCCTCAAAGGAACCATATGTATCTGGAACTATCGTGGGAGAAAACGGATCATTAGATTTTAATAATGGAAAATTTGATGGAAACAAACTTTCATTTTCCGCAACAGTAGATACCCCAATAAAAGCAACACTTTTTGTTAATGTTGAAATTGTTAATGACAAATTTTTCTCTGGAACACTAATGATAGATCAGTATATGAGAATCGATGTTAAGGGTAGTAAAAATGTCGATTTATGATATTGAAGCTACATCGATAGATGGTCAAAAAAATTACCTATCTACGTTTAAGGGAAAACTCACCTTAATTGTAAATGTTTCCACAAAAGCTGGCGGATACGAACCTAAGTGCTCCAAGGTGTGGTCTTATGCTAGAACGTCACGTCAGTTGTGGCAACTTCAGCAAGTGCATGACGAATTCAAAGACAGAGGTTTCTCTGTGCTAGCATTTCCAAATAACCAATTTGCTCAAATGGAGCCAGGAACAAATGAAGAGATAATTCCTTTTGTTAAAGAAAACTATCCTTTTGTAACTTTTCCATTTTTTGAAAAAGTAGATGTTAATGGAAAAAACGAGCATCCTTTATTCTCAGCCCTAAAAGGTAATGAGAAAAGAAATTACTCCGACTTTACCGCCGATCAAAGTGATCGAGCAAAAGAAAATCAAAACTTAGCTGGGCAAGCAATCGCTAGAATTTCTCATGGGTATGAAAAGTTTTTAGTTAGTAGAGACGGTATTATGGTTGCTAGGTTTAACTGGCAAGATATGCCCCTGGACGAAGTGCCAAGAGTCATGGGTGCTGGATGGACAATTAGAGAAGCTATTGACGAGATGCTAGGATAACCGTGGATAATCAATCAACCGATAAGTACATAAGCAGTACGCCTTTTCCTGTTACGCCAACTATATCTGAAGATACTCTTAAAGAGATATCTGAAATAGAAATGGAGATATTGGCTCCAGGAATTATAGTCTTTAGAAATGCTTTTAAGATAGATCAAAAGTTAATATTAGATTATATAGATTCCAAATCACAAAAAGCACATGAAAATAGGTGGACCTATATCACCGCAGAAGACGGTGTAGAATACGGCATTAATGAAGATGGTTTTAGATATAGGCTTGAAGATGTTCCAGCAACTCCAGTAAGACTTTTGCACCCCGTTACTGAAGAAACTCCAGAAGAAGTTAAGGACTTTTTTCTTTATCTTGAAGAGCAAAATTATAAATGTCTTATTAAGTATATTGACAATTACCCATTAATAATTGGTAGTATTTGGTGGAAAAATAGAGGTCATGTTTTAAGATATGGAGATGGTGGAATCTTAGGGTGTCACGCCGACAATGATACTAACTATAAGGTGACTGGCGGAGTGCGATACATGCCTAGAGGCATGGTTGCAGCAAGACAGACGTGCGGATCATTATTATACTTAAACGATTGTGTTGATTCTGAGGAAGAGCTAGACGGAAGAAATTTCACTGGTGGGCATCTTCGTTTTGTCCATTTGGGTGTTTCCTATAGGCCACAAAGAGGAGATATTATATTCTTCCCAACAAACTTTGTTGCATCTCACGATGTTGAGAGAATGGGCAAGGGTGTAAGATATTCCTATCTATCTTTCTTTGGTCAGGGCGGTAATGACGTTCCAGCAAATGTGGTTATCAGTGAACCAGACAGAAGCTTTGAATGGTGTCCAGCGGTATGGCTTAATAATATTTATGATGACTATGAATTATATTGCAAATCGCCATATTCAATTTATTCTAATCCAGAAAAACATAAAGTAGAACTTGGCTGGAATCCGGTTTATCAGGGCAGAAACGTTGCTCAGTACAACACCACACACGATACCGTAGAGGTTGCACAGACATTAAGTCAACAGCAAAACAAAGAGCAGAATATCAGTTTCCCAGAAGGGCCATGTGGAACAGATCCTGTAGCAATCTGATATGGATAATCACTTAGTTGAACCAGAGCACTTAGGTGGCGGTATAGTTTTATTCCGTAATTTAGTAAATGTACATCAAGATTTAATTATTCCATACATTGCGGCTTTAAAAGAAAAAGCTGTTAAAGAAGATTATAAAATAGTTTATGATGAAGATGGCAATTCATTATACGGCATAAATAGAAGCGGGCACAGATACGCAATAGAAGATATCTACAAAAGCTCTAGTCATATTATGAATTTTATATATGATGATACTGATCAAAGTGTTATTGATTTTTTTGAATTGTGTGAAAAAACTTTTTATCAATCACTTTTAAAGTACGCTACGCTATTCCCAATGATTGTGCCAAGCTTATGGTGGAGAACTCAAGGTCATATATTGGCATATGGTCCAGGAAGTTCAATGGGGCTTCATAGTGACAATGATGTTAACTATCAACCTGGTTTTGAGCCAGACTTGCAATTGGCCATAAGAAGCGTAGTTGGTTCTATTATCTACTTTAATGATTCAGTAGATACTTTGGAAGATATTATTAAATACGAGTACCTTGGTGGCGAAATAGAATTTCCATACTCTAACGTAGTATATAAGCCAAAGTCTGGAGATTTATTGATGTTTCCTTCAAACTTCATGGCAGCACACAATATCAGACACTGTCACAACGGAAGCAGATATGCGTACATAGGTTATTATTCACAGGGGTCTGCTCAGCCAGAAAGAGGAATCAATATTACTATTAACGAATTCCCTGCAGGCAAACAAGGGCAGATCTGGATGCCAAACATAGTCGAGGACTATGTCAATTACGTTAAAGAAAAATACTCTGGGCATAATAAGGAAAAAATCAACGAATTGCTAAGACCAACGCAAAGAAGCTATAATAGTGCTAATACACTTAAGGAGTTAACCAGTGAATAATTATGTAACCTACAAAGATGTAGAGGGTGAAGATCTTGGTGGTGGTGTAGTATTGTTTAGGTCTGCAATTGATTTTGACGCGGACTACGCATTTGATTTATGCGACGAAATTGTATCCAGAGAAAGAGCTGCCATGTATACTCCTGGCATAGATCCTGAAACTGGTGAAGAAATTTACATAAACAGAAGTGGTTACTTTTTTGGAAAAGAATCAATAGACAGCATGCCCGGAAGAGGTTCTGCTGCGCATCAAGATCCAAGAAAAGAAGTTATAGAATTCCTTAATGGACTAGAAAGCTCTAGGGATAAATACTTGTTCAAGTACCTCGAAGCTTATCCCTTGGCTTTCAAGTGTATATGGTGGAAAGTAAAAGGCCATATCGTTGCCTATAAAAAAAATGCGTATCTAGGCTCACATTCAGATATCAGCACTGATTACATTTATGGAGTTTGGACACCAACTGATCAGCTAGCAATGCGTAGCACTGTAACCGCGCTAATTTACTTTAATGATTGTGTTGATTTGCCGGAAGAATTAAATGGCAAGAATTTTACTGGTGGTCATCATTATTTTAACTATCTTGATATAACACATGTCCCCAAAAAGGGAGATATTATATTCTTCCCTGCATCTTATACAGCAGGGCATGAGGTTAAAATTATCGAGGATGGAGTAAGATTTTCTTATCTTGGTTGGTACAGTCAAGGAACTCCAAATATAGACGTTAAAGAAAGTGTTTCTGACCCTTTGAAAGATCCAGAGTTGTCTCAGACCTCTACGAATGTCTACATGCCCACACTTGCCGAAGACTATAGAAAGCATCTATTGGATAGAGGTTATGACGAATTTTCAAAACAATATATGATAACTGTGTCAAGCTATAGGTAGAAAATGTTAAGCACTAATTTAAATATGATAGACATAGGTAGCGGGCTCTGCTTGGTGGAAAACGCTATAGACATTGATCAAGAGTTTTTGTTTGAATATATCAATTTCTTAAAAGAAGCAGAAGAAGAAACATTTACCTATGTTCAAGAAGACGGTAAAAGATACGCAATAAATAGAACTGGTTTTAAATTTGATCCAGACAAAGTCAGTCAAGCACCAAGTAGATTTATTGATCCACTTCTTAAAATGAGCAAAAGAAACCCTACTAAAAGACAAGAAAAATTTATAGAAGATTTAGAAGATCTCATGTATAGAATTTTGGTTGAGTACTGCAAAAACTATCCAGATGCAGCTACAGTATGCTGGTGGAGAGGCATGGGCCATATCGCAACCTATAGCAAGGGTCAAGGAATAGGGCCTCACTGCGATGACCAAATACCATTTGAATACGGTAAACCAATCGGCAATGAGTATCCAAAACACAGCAAGGTTAGTGTAAATATTTATCTTAATGATTGTGTTGATTCTGAAGAGGAATTAAATGGTTACAATTTTACTGGCGGAGAAATAACACACAAACACGCCAAGCATACTTATAAGCCAAAGGCTGGTTCTGCAGTTATTTATCCGACTAACTTTATAGGAACCCACGAAGTTGCGCCAGTGACCAATGGCCTAAGAATAGCCTATTTAGGTTCGTTCTTGTATGGTACTCCAGAGCAAGCCCGAGAAGGCGACTGGAGAATCTGGATGCCAAATCTTAAAAAAGATGCTGGATTGGAATACTAATTAAGTAGTTACTATAACCCTGTCTAATTTTTAAGGGTCAAAAATGCTCTATAACGAAGCTATTACGTACAGCCAAGCTAATACTACTTATACCGGCGATCTATACATCTATGTGGCAAGTATAGAAAATCCAATTATTGTTAATAACGTAAGTTTTTTCTTTGTTTCTAATCAAGATTATTCAAATCTTACAACCATAAGTGTTATCAGCGTAGATGTTGGCCCAGAAGGTAGAATAAACATAGAGGCTTACCCAGATCAGGTAAACGCCCTACTAGGGACCAGTGTGATAGGCATAATCGGGGAAGCAGAAATCACCATAGATGGCCTAGTAAATCCAAGTGCAACTCACCAAGCACAAATTATAAGTACAACTGGCCAAGCACAAATTACATTAAACGCTTAAGCCAGTACTATTAAATATATCGATAAATTGGAGTTAATATGACATTAAACAATGTTTTGGTCAACGACACTGTCAGAATAAAAGTAAAATTTCTAGATCAAGATTCTAATGGGAATCAAGTCGACGCCACTATGGTCAGTGTTACGGTAACTATAGTTGACATAAACGAAACGCCAATTGTAAATCAAGCCAATGCAACATCAACGTCAGCTTCTGAATGGTACTACCCATTTGTCCCCACTGTAGCTGGAGCATATTCTGTAACTTTTACTGGGACTACAAATGGCAGTCCTCCTAAAACAATAACTTCTCAAACAAACATATACGCTAACAATAATGCTACCGATTATAGGCCAACTGTCACCTTGAGGGCAAACGAAACAATACTTTTTGCCCCAGACGTTGCCCCACTATATCTGGATCCAGAAGAGCTTTTGCCGATCTTTCCAGAGGCATCTTTAATAGAGATTGGTGAAGTTATTTACCATCATTCATTGGAAATACAAGAGATGTATAAACTAGGCGCAGACATAGACCCACTTAGTCTTCCATTTGTTGTTTTAGAATATATTAAAGCAGCAGCAGCTTGTGATCTTAGCAGAACCTATGGATTTGGTGGAGATGATGAACTTTCTCTAAAGCTTGGAGACTTGGAAATCGTCAATAGATCAGCACCAAGACAAATAGCCAGTAGATCAAATGCCACAACCTGGTGTCAAATCGCAGCTTCTTTAAGACGAGAAGTTATAGCCAAAAAAGTTTCAATGAGAGGCGTTCAGCCAAAGGGTCTTCCAAATAGAAAGATCACCTTGACAGAAAGAGATCCAGGAACTGGTAAGAGAGTCTATCTAATTAGCAAAGATGTGCATTCTATAGGTAGAGCCTATGTATCAGATGATACTAACGATGTAGACAGAAGACTAAGACAGTATGATTAATGCATCAAAGGCTTTTCAAAAAATACTTAGAGAATGGGGACATGACGTCCTTATTCAAAGAAGGCTTTCTGATGATGGAGTTTATTCAGATAGGTTTGAAAAAGTTACTACAAGACATATAACAGCAGCCTCAAGATATTTGGCTTCCACGAAAGAGGAAACAACAGGAGGTGTTATAATTAACTCTGATAGAATTTACTATTTCGAAGCATCAATAAATCCTAAATCCGGAGATAGAATTTATGAAGAACTATCTTCAGGCTTGGAAAGTCAGATTCTTTACGTAATAGAAGAGTGCTATCCTGTTAGAGGAAAGCAAGGAAAGATTGAGTTTTGGACAGTGCGGAGCAACAAAAGAAAGTCCTACGAGTTAACTTATGCTTATAGTAACACCAGGTCAAACAGTGGAAGTTCCATTTGTATATAGAGATGGATACGAATATGTAGATCCAGAAACTAACATTACTGTCTTCTTAAAAAGAGGGTATAATACTGCAGGGGCATCAATACTTGGTCCGTATATATATAATATTACTAACGCTCTTGCGGCAAGCCCTAACACAACTCAGGTTTTTGAAAATGGTAGTTATATAGAAAGAAACTCAGAAGGTTCTTATACTCTTTTTATGAAGATTCCTTCGAATATGTTTGATGGCGAATACACAATAGCGATAAATGCTATGGCAGGCGGATCTTTAGATTCAAAGGAAATACCGCTGCAATCAAAGTTAGCAATTGAAACATCATTTGATGATTATTCTTTGACTGAAAAAACAGTTAAGTTAAATAACAGATCAAAATATAGAAGAATTGGTCAATTCGACACTAACAACATATTGCTAATAGGTCATACTGACGCTATTGAACCATATGGTATTCAAAAAATAAATTCTATTCAAGATGGTATTAATTTATTAAGAGCAGATTTTAATTCACCTCTTTTGAGAGGTGTGTTTGACGCATATAGCTGTGGCGCTAGAGATATATATGTAATGTCAGCCGGATACATGAGTGAATATGTAGAAAATGTAGCAGAAAGAAACGCTCCAAGATTAATAGATTCAGTAAATAATACCTATAATTTTTATGAACTTTATTACAATAGGCTAACTGAATGTTATAACCTTTTAAGTGAGTATGAATTTTTTGACATTATAGTTCCGTTAGAGACCTCAATAATAGGAACTGGAGAAGTTAATTTTGTAAATCAATTAGCTGTTTACTGCAATGCAATTCAAAAGAATACTGGAGAAATAACAATAGGAATTATTGGTTCTAGAACCGGTGGAATAAATTCAGAAGACACTGCAAGCTTACTAGCTAAAGATTTCAATATACTCTCTATAATAGATGGCAATGGTTATATCTTGGAAGATACTGGTAAGCATGTTGTTTTAGTTTATGGAGAAATGATTTTTAATCATAAGCAAATCCAAAGAAGCTACGCAGCTTCAGCCGCAGCAGCAGTTGCGGGGATGATTAGTTCAACACAAGTGAATCTAGGGTTAAGCAAAAAAAGAATACCGTCAGCTCTCTCTATATATGGGGTAGATTTAACAACAGATGAAGTCAAACAACTAAATGCAATAGGTATAAATGCGATCACAAGAGGTGGAAGATCTAGAAAGTTTGGCGGGCCATACGATATTTATTTAAGTAGCGATTACACACAATCAATAAGCGAATCATTTAAAGATGTATCCAATGTAAGATTGGCGGCTATGGTTATAGCGGAAGTCCAGTCCATAAGCCATAACGCCATAGGAAAATTCGCATACGCAAAACTAAATGCCAAAGTTGAAGCACTTTTAGAATTCCTAAAAAAGAATGATGTGATAAGAGACTTCCAACTCGAATCTTACGCAGACAAAGAAATTAAGGGCAAATTATATTTTAACATAACATTAAAGTCCTCAAGAACATTAAGAGAAATATCATTCAACATAGCAACAGGTAGAGGTGTATAGTGCCGCAAAATCAGATTAGATTCCCATCCTCAAACGTAAATGAAATTGATTACAACAGAATGTTTGGCGCCCCGCTGCAGGCTCATGGAAACTTGTCGTATTTAGAATTTATAACCGCAGTTAAAGCCCTTTGGGAAAATGCCTATCCATCTATAAAAATTAAGCCAACTCAGTCTGGTGACTACGCAGAATACCCAGTGATAGTGTATGGATTGGAGCTTAGAAGAGCTCATTCAACCGAGCCTAAACCAAGAACAAGAATATCCCCAAGTAATGATGTGGCTGTTTTTGGGCAGAGATTTCAAAACGTAGTAACATTTACCGTCATAACAGAAACAACCGAAGGAGCTCAGCTAAAGGGAACCGTAGGTAGGTCTTCTGGTCCAGAAGTGGCTGACCAGATCATAGAGGCATTTGAAGACTTCATGCTGGAGTATACCCCGGTCTTTAAAAGACTTGGAGCCTCAGAGTTAGTTTATGCAAGAAGAATGTCTGATTCTGAAGAAAATAGAGGTTCATCTGACGTCAATAAAAGAACGGTTAGCTACATGTTAACCACAGAAAAGCTATTCGCCATGGAAGTTCAAAAGATTGAGGAAATAATCATAGACGTTAGAAGATATATGGCTTATGAAAAAGAGTTGTGGGACGAATACTACTATGGGTCTACCCCATCATTTGATGGTACTGACCTTAATATTATAGACTTAAACCAGAGCGCCACACCAAATTCATAATATTTATGTAGTTTGTTTTCAATAAGGCCCCATTACTATATTCATGAAGTAAAAATACAAATAATGCTGCAAGCGGAGGTCTAAGGACAATGGCTCTACCAGGTGTAAAAACAATAGTAAAAGATAGATTTTATAGCATTTCTCGCCAGGATATTCCTGTAGGTCCGAGAATTGTTTTGATTGCTAAAAGAGGAACAGTTAGTGGAACTGGCAATGTCCAGGATCTTGACGTAGTTCAAGCTACCAGCGAACAAGATGTTATAACCGCTTTTGGTGAAGATTCACAAGTACACAGAGGTTATTATGAACTTCTTGCTGGTGGAGCAGAAAGAGTATTTATTGTTCCATTGCCATCTGACTCTGCTTTTAATCATAGCACCGGAGCAATAACCAGCGTTGCTTATGCAGCAGCAGGTGGTGGAAATGTGTTTGACGCAGCTTTCGAAGCAGCAGAGTCAGCACAGCCAGATATCATTGTTCCTTGGGGCCGTGGAACTCACTCAAGCGAGTGGCAGGACCCTGCAACTCCAGGTGACGACGAAGAATACGGTTTCTATGCAAACAATGCAGCAACAGCAAATAGCTGGGCAGGCAAAGTAGCAGCAAAAGTAAAAGAAATTTCAGAGAACTCACACGCATGCTTCGCTATTATGGGAATCAAGCCATATGTTGGCACTTCTGAATTCATGACACCTTCACAGGTTTCTTCACACATCTACAATTCAGGTAGCGGTCCTGCTAACTTAATTAGCAGAGATTCAACAACCGAATTTGATAACGTTGAATTTAAAGAAATTGGTAGACACGTTGTAGTAATTGCTTCTGAGCTTAAGCCAGTTAACTACCCAGCAGCATGGGGTTATGCAAACGGAGCAACTACATTTGCAGCTGCAATTAGCAGAATGTCATCCTTTACTTCACCAGTAAACAAGACGGCTTATAACGTTGCTGCCTTAAGATATAACCCAACCAGAACTCACCAACTTGGTCTTTCTGATCGCGGTGTAAACTTTATTGCTTTGAACTTCAATAAGGTTCCTACTTTTGTAGAGGGTTTGACAATGGCAGGAGCAACTTCGGACTACACAAGAATCTCAACAATGAGAATTGTTACCGAAGCAGCTCTCTTGGTAAGACAAGTTTGCACGAAGTTTGTTGGCGAGGCATCCACGTTACAGACACGTAACTCAATGGAAACAGCTATCACTTCGGCATTAAAGGGTATGCAACAAGTTGGAGCCTTGCTCGACAGTGACTTCACAGTAAGTTACTGGCCAGCAGAAAATAAGGCGTTTGTTGATCTCGTACTCACCCCAGCATTTGAACTCAAGAACATTGAAGTTCAAGTAGCTGTAACAATATAATCATATAATTAATATACCGAATTGGAGGGTATAATATGGCTGGTTCAGACTACTACGACAGCGCGGTTAATAAGTATCTCAATACTTACACCACGTTTTCAGGAGCAGATATCGTAGCTACTTTTGGTGGCATCGAAATTGGAGCTCTTTCAGGAATCACTTTCTCGGTAACCAGAGAGAAAGCTCCTATCTACACAATGGGTTCACCAAACCCAAGATCGTTCTCAAGAGGCAAGCGTGGAATCGCAGGCTCATTGATCTTCACCGTGTTTGACCGTCCAGCTCTTTATCAGATGCTTGATGCCAACCACCAGAAGGACAATCCACAAATGTTCTACACCAGAAGACACAACACTCTTCCGGGTGATGTTGGACACAAGCGCGGAATTGCAGAATTCTCAGCTCAGGATTCTGACATAGTATCACAGGTTCCATTCTATGCTGACCAAATTCCTCCGTTCGATATAACGATCACCTTTGCTAACGAATACGGCCAAGGTGCAGTTCGCTCGATCTACGGCGTTGAACTTCTTAATGAAGGTTCAGGCGCTTCGATGGACGACATCGTTATTGAAGAAACGATGACTTATGTTGCCAGAGAAATTGGCCCAATGTACAGAATAACCACTGATCAGTTGGCCAATGGCAAGTTTAATACCGGTGATCTGAAGGACATCATCAACAGGGACACAGTAGCAGACGCAGGTCTCAACCCTAAGATAATCAGACCATAAGTAATTAAATAATTAAAAGTAAGTTGATATGGAGGACGGGGGGAAACTCTGGTCCTCCATATCTATTTCTAGGTAAAGACAGGAAACCATGGCAATAATTGATCCTCAACCAATTAAACGTGATTTTAAGTCACTTAATAATAAATCAAATCTTTATGATGCGAGTGCCATTAGTAAGATAAGAGCAGAAAAAGGATTGCCAGACCCATTTTCTAATATGTCTTTTGCTGGAACTGATATTTCAGCAACAATGGTTATACCAAATATAGACAGAGTAACCGGGACAGTCGGTTCCATGGATGTTCTTGAGTTGGCAGAAGTCCAAACTATTTCGTATTCGATCCACAGAGAAAATGCTCCAGTCAGAACGCTAGGTCATGTAAACCCCAGAGGGTTTGTTAAAGGTGGAAGAACAATTGCCGGCTCCTTAATATTTACAGTTTTTAACGAATACGCATTTTATAGGATAAAAGAGTACAGACAAATAATGGCAGAAACTGGGTTATTCTTTGCGCCTCTTGCAGACATGCTTCCCCCATTTGATATCGTATTAACATTTTTCAATGAGTACGGCCTTGGCGGAAAGATGAAGATATACGGTGTTACTATAGTGGACGAAGGTCAAACTATGTCTGTAGATGACTTGATAACGGAACAAACATATACGTTTATGGCAAGAGGCATACAGCCACTACTTTCAATGGACTACGACCCAATGTTGCTTGGCCCAGAAGAAAGTGCAGTTTATAAAGACAGACAAAATAATTATTATGGTGAAGATAAAATGATACAATATACTACGTTTATAGATAGAATAAGAAAGCCAGAGTAATTATGGCAGGACCAATTGACTATGGAAGAATAATTGGCAGGAAACCATTTAGGCCATTTAGCGCATACCTGCCACCAGAAATAAAAATATCAAAAGAAAATAATGATTTTTCTTTGATAAGTCCACAATCATTTGACCCACTAAATGAAGACATTGACTTACAGTGGGCTGGTAAAGTAGACGATACAACTAAGTTTAATAACTATTATGATTATTACTTTAGCGGTGAAGACATTAAAGTTTATATTGACGGTCTCTTTGATGCCGGTGATGAACTTGATATAGCCGCATTTGCCTTCACTATTACTCAGCAAAAAGCTCCGCTCTATGGATTCTGGTCATATAACTATGATGTTATGATGACTGGGACAAGAATTGTTAATGGTCAGCTAACAATTCATAGTAGATATCCAGGTAGAATGAAAGACCTTTTATCAAAAGCCGCAAAAGTAAGAACCGATTTTTATTCAGATAAACCAACTTCTCAAATTCAATCATATCTAAGAAGCGATTCGGAAGATATTGAAGATGAAAAAAATGTACAAAAGTACTGGGCCAATAGTCAATTAGATAGACTGGGTTCAGATGGTAGAGGTTCAGATAATAGAAATATATTTAGTGCACATCCACCTTTTAACTTTATTATTAAATATGGAACCCAAGAAGGTTCAATGACTACCCTTGCAAAGAATGAAGGTACCCAAAGTGGATCTAATTATGAGACAATAGATAGATTAATGTCTCTTGATTTTAATGACAGACTTGTGCAAGCCAATCCAACTGGACCATTTCAGATGGACATTGTTTTACAAAGCGTACATCTTAATTCAATGAGCACAGCATATTCCCCTGGCGGAATGCTTGTGGTCGAATCCTATGACTTTACTGCAAGAGATATGTATATATCCGATGGAAAATTAAAAGAACCAGAGCATGGGACTATCACCACAAATGAGCAAAAGGGTTCTTCTCAGACTGACCCAGGCAAGGTTCAGCCGCCACCAACTCAAGAGGAGCTACTCACCTTAAGAGATAGAGCAGCTCTTTATGATCAATTACAATAATACAAAATACTAATAGAAAAAATGTGATATAATTTTTAGTGTAACTATAGTTAATAGGAGAAAAAATGAACGAACCTAGAAAAGTTGTTGTAAAAGACTCACCTGAGTTAGCAGAAAAAACAGGCGCTGATTCAGTTTTAATTCTTTCAGAAGAAGAAGTTGTAGACGAAGCAATTCAAGATGTAGCAGCAGATGAAGAAGCTCCATTGGGCGTTGAGGATCTTCCAGATGATGAACTAATTTGGCCAGGCGGTCCTACTGCAGGACAGATTAAATTGTGGAAGCAAGAATATGGTGACGTGTATGTAACTTCGATCACTTACGACAAGCATATTGCTTGGAGAACATTGAACAGACTCGAATACAAGAATCTTGTTAAGAAAATGGAGCAGCTAGTTCAAGCAGGTCAGTTGAGTCAAACTGAAGCTAATCTTTGGAACGAAGAAGCAATCACTGAGATTTGCATTTTGTACCCAGCTTATGACAAGCAATCGCTCGTAGCAGAAATGGCTGGATTGCCTTCTTTGATTTCACAAGAAGTTCTTGAAGCTTCTGGATTCTTAGCCCTTGAGGTAAGACAGCTCTAATAATATGATAGCTCCAGAGTTCTTGTATGAGCTAAAATCATTATATGGCTCTGTATTCCAAACATATCTAAAAAAGCAGTTAGTAATCTTTCGTGAGCTGACATTTGCCGAATTCGATAAAATAACAGAACACCAAAATTCTGGCGAGTCTTCTGCTGAAATAGAAGATTTAATTATTAAAATTGGTGTTGTATATCCTGAAGACATTAATGTTGACGCCTACCCGGCTGGGTTGGTTTCTTCCTTGGCAGAAGAGATTTTAGAAGAGTCTGGCTTTGCGTCTCCCAAAAAGGCTAAAAGAATATTAGATGAAAAAAGATTAGAAGCTTCTGAGGTAAGAAGCTTAATGAAAGCTTTTGTTTTGGCTACTATAACATCATATACGCCAGAAGATTTAGACAATCTTACCTATACTAAATTAGCGCAAAAAGTCGCCTTATCAGAAAAGATAATGGAAATTAAACAAGCTATTTTAGGAATAGAATCTACTAATGTTAACTTGCAATTGGTTGATCCAGAAGAAGTAATGGAAAAAGAACAAGACAAAGCTAATAGATATAACCAGTCTAGAAAAGAAGGCGAAGCCAAATATAATGACCCTGTTGCACAAAAGCTTTGGGGCGCAAGATAGTAGAAGGGTAGTTTATCTTGTTTAGAGATAAAATTCCATTACAAAGTTTAGGCTATGGTGTAACCAACCGAGATTATAGCTCAGCACAGAATGAAGAACAACGTCCGCCATCTAGTAGCGGAGCTCTAAGTAAATTCTTAAATGACAAACCAATAGTAAGATATTTGAGCTCTACAGCTGCAACACTAGCAGCAACCTTTGTATTAAATAAGGGCTTGAGCAAAGGTGGAGTTAAGCTAGCTACAACTATACAAAGAGCAGCAGATAGTGGATCGCATCTTGGAACTAGAGCTGTAAAAACAGCTGGACAAATAAGAAAAACACTAGATGAATTAGAGGGACTAAACAGATATATAGAAGATGCTGTCGATCCTTACGCTAGATTAATTAATAGAAAAGCTGATGGATCGATATCCAAGCCAATACTAACTAAGTTAGCTGGTCCAGGTTACGTGTCTGATGGCACCAAGTGGATGACCGCCAAAGAATTTAGGGCAGCTTCATCTGGCGCTGAGCCAGCAGCTATATGGTCTTACAGAGATCAACTGCAGCAAAGCCTAGTTAGAAACTCAAGATCACTAGCTATAGGATTGCCTAGCACCTACATAGTACAAAGAGGTGTTACTGGTCCGTTGTTTGGTAATGACGATGATAGACCAAGGGGCAAATGGTATAACCCAGTAGACGTAATAACTGACTTTGTTACGCAGTCAACAAGAAATATAACAGATATAGTATTGCCAACTGCAGTAGCTGGAGCTGCAGTGAACAGGATGAAGTCCTTGATGGACGCTCCATATCAAGACTTTCCATTTCCTTTAACAAAAAACCAAAAAAGAACATCAAATAAAATATCGGATCTAAAAACGATCCTAGACTCATTTGGTCAAGATGCTGGAAACTTAGCCAATCAAGCCATGAGGATCACCTCATCTGCCTCAAACGCATTTAATATATCTTGGCAGGATTCTCAAGCAAAGGAAGCTGGATTTGTAAATTCACTACATCAAGCTAGAAGAGGCGCAGCAGCCGCCAGAGCAGCCTCAGAGCTCTCTGGTGAGGGCAAACTCAAGGCAGCAGCAAAACAAGCCAAAGCCTATCTTGTTGGCTACCAGGGCGATGTAACAACATCTTCTGGGACATCTAAGGAAGACTTAGCTGGTTTATTTGACACAATTCCAGCCATAAGAAACGTACCTTCGGCAACCAGATCTTTTGCTAGAGAGTTTAAGAAAACACGAAATGCATATGATGTTATATCAGGAGCTATATCATTTGACGAAGGTCTAAGAAGGGCTAGCGGAGATCCAACTCTTGCATCTGATATTTTAAATAAAACAATAGCCAGTTTAAGAAGTCAACATACCAGTAGATTTATACACCACGTTGGCGCAAGCTTTGCTGCTAAAACAATGGCAAATCCTGATGGAACCTTGGCTCAAAAGGGAACTTTCGCTGCTAACTTTGAAAGAAACGCATATAATAAAACAGTTGTAGCAGAGCTTGTTCGCAGAGGGTATGGAAAAGAAGAAGCTGAAGAATTTGTTTCTGGAATAAAAACCGCTGGCTTGCCAAGCCCAAAGGATACATCATTAAGAAATATCTCTCAAAGAATTACTTATGGCGTAAATCCAATAACATCTACCACAGATGAAGATTTCTTCCAGCAGCTTGCCAAAAGAGCAAAAAAAGATTTAGGCACTAAAGCCAGAAGCTTTGAAGCAGAAACTCTTCAAGAAGCTTTCACTGCAGCTGACAGAATTTTTTCTGGAGATACCTTTAGGGTAGGCTTAGCACAAAGAGCTGAATTATCGTATGCTGCAGATTTTCAAGACTTTATAACGGATCAAGCTTCTGGTATTTTAAGACCACAAAAAGCTTTGTTTGGAGATTTTACTGGACAAATAAGTTCCGCAAAGCAAAACTTTCTTTCTAGAAAAGTAGCTCAAGCAAGCGGAATAAAACTTACAG